GCCAGTACCTAGCGAGCCAGTACAGGCTGTAGCGGGTACGGTATCAGCTGAAGATCTACAGGCGACGCTAGAAACTTTATTTAGTAAAGGAGTAACGCCCGAAGATCTACAAAAGCTGGCTGGTTTGCCTAAAATGCAAATAGGAATGTTACTAGGTATGCTAAGAAAAATGTAAATATGCCGATCTATTCAGCTAGACAAATTATAGATAAAACGTTTACCGCTACACGCCCGCTTAGTTTTTATCGTGTATTCGATATTAACAATCAGGGCGACAAAGCTAAACCTGTATCTAATAAGCTACCTAAAGGCTATAGTTTTAGAGTGGATAGCTTTTTAGCACCTACAGCGCCATTCGTAAGCCAATACGGTATTATGTACGCTGGTCGCAGTAACCTTTATTTTACTTTTAGAGGTAAAGACGGTAACTACTACGCTGTAAAAAATGAGCGCGGGGCTTTCGATAAAGAGGGCTTAAAAAAGCAAGGCGTACTAACGGTAGACGAGGAAATAAAGTTAGCAGAGGAACAGGCAAAAACCCCAATCGACAAACTATTTGAGGGTTTTGGAAACTTTGCAAATTTTGCTAAATGGATCGTAATAGGCGTAGCCGCAGTATGGGCTACTGGATATATCATAAAATCAACTAAGAAATGAAAAAAGCATTACCAATTATTTTAATCGCTGGGGCAGCAGTACTGCTATTGTCTATGCGTCGCAGACGTACAGCAACCGTAACCGCTGATATGCCTATTAGACAAACTGCCGCAGAGTTCGAGGCAGATTTTGAGGCAGCCACCGTAAAGCCTAAACCTAGCCTAATAGACGCTGGTACTAATTTAATCAGCAACCTATTTACTAAAAAGCCAGCACAGGTAAAAGCAGCTAGAAAAGCACAGGCTACCGCTGTAAAGCGTGCAGTTAAGACTAAAACAGCTACTAGAAAACAAGCTAAAGCAGTTACTCAAACACTAGCTAAAGGTTTACCTACTATTCGTATCGGTGCTAGTTTTGGCGACGATCAGGTACTTTGCTAAAAAAATAACGTATGAAAAAAACAACGTGGCTATACATAATCGGTGGCGCTTATCTAGCGTGGTGGTTACTGCGTAAGAAAAAAACAGGAATGAAAGCGCCTAGTGCTATGGACGCAGCTAGCACAGCTAGACAGTTAGTAGCAAATACGGTAGATCAAACTACTTTCGAGCCTGATACTACAACTATGCGCGATCTATACAAACAAGATCAAAACCAGTGCAAATGAACTGTAAAAAATTCATAACTGAAACAAAAATCTTTTCGCAAAGTAGCCAAACGGACACTAACGCGAATAGCATAATTTTTGTTAATCAGGGAACTTCAAACGTAACTGTAGACGGTTTTTTATTAACGCCTAATCAATCGTGGAATATCACAGGCAACGAGAACGAGATAAACGTAAAAGTTTATTCTTTTAATTTTTCGGGTACTGGCGTTAATCAATTAACTGTTATTTTTAAACGTTACGTTTAATGTTTGTAGATTTTAATATACTTAATCAACTAGGTAGCCCTAGTATAAATAGCAATACGTTTGCAAACCGTCCAGCTGCGGGGCAAACAGGGCGCTTATTTGTGTCTATAGATACGTTTGAGATCTACCGCGACAACGGTACGACGTGGGATCTAATAGGCGGTCCGGGCAGTAGTACCGTTACTGGTACTGGCGCTGCTACGCAAGTAGCTTACTGGACAGCCGCGCAAGCTATTGGTGGATCTAATAACTTATGGTGGGATAATACAAACGGTTTTTTAGGCGTAGGCAGCGCTGTACCTAGTGCAAGGATAGAGGCAGTAAAGACAGACGGTATAGGGATCTATGCTAATTACACTACCAATGCTAGTACTGGCAGTAGTGCTACAGCAATATGGGCAAAAAATATAACTAACAGCAGCGGCTATGGCGCTGTTATCGAGGAAACGACGCCTAATAATACAGGCGGGCAATATCCTTTACTAATTAAGCATAGTTTATCTACTGGCACAGCTGCGGTGGGTATGGGTACTGGCGTACATTGGCAACTGCCTGATGACGCGGGTACGTTTAAAACAACACAGCTAACTATTGAAACTACAGACGCAGCCGCAGCGACGTATAAAACTAGATACCGTTTTAACGTACAAAACAACGGATCTAGCACGCCTGTAGCTTACATAAACGCTACTGGACTAGGACTATTTACAGCAACGCCAGGCGCAGCGCTGGATATTCACAGTACAGGTATAATGGCGCAGCTAAATTCAACTAGCGCAACCGCTAATAGCTTGCTGGCGTTTCAGCGTAGCGGTAGTGGACTATGGCGCATAGGCGACGCCTATAACGGTGGAAACAACTATTTTGAGTTACACAATACTGTACTTACAAATAACGCTATACAGGTATTAGCTAGTAGTAATGAGGCTACTTTTTTATCTAGTAAAACGTACAGTACTGGTAATGCAATCGGAATAGCAGTACAGCACAATTTAACAATACCCAACGGAGTAAACGTAGGACTAGCCGCGATAGGTGGAGTAAATAGTAATTTAAATTTAACGCTAGGCGGCAGCACTACAGTAGCCAATACTGGCAGACAGGGGCTAGAGGGTAGTACCAGTATCAGCTTTACTGGCGCTGGTACTTTAACAATGACGCAAGGCTCTACGATACGCGCATTTAGCGCACTTAGTAGTGTTTATGCGTTTAACGGTAGCGCAGTAGGTACGATAACGCACCTTGCTGGACTTCGCATTTGCTTTCCTGATAACGTAGGTAGTGCAGTAAATATCACTAATAACTACGCGCTACTAATAAACAATCAAACGACTGGAACTGGAACGGTTACTTATACTAACCGCTGGGGGATCTACCAAGAGGGCGCAAGCGATCTAAACTACTTTGCGGGAAATAGCCTTTTTGGTGCTACGACAAACGTGGGTGCAAAAATATCTATCGCTGGTTATATGTATATCAGCAATAGACCGCTGGCACAAATAGTATTTAATAGCACTGGCAGTTATTATGGACAGATACAAAACGACGCAGCCGATAAATGGAGTTTTGCAAGAAATACGACAAACGACGGAACATTAGGCACGCCAATAATGACGTGGGACGCTGCTACACAAAACGTAGGTATAGGTACAACTGGTCCGAATAATTTGCTTGAACTTTCAAATCTTTCAACTGGTGGTGCATTAAGATTTTCAACTTCAGCAAATACTGCTTTTTATTGGGATATTGGCAGAGAAAATGTATCAACTGGCGATTTTTTATTTAGAAAAGCAAATGGCGGCGCAGCAGTTGATATTATGAGGATTGACAACGCTGGCAACTTAGGTTTAGGAGTAACACCAAGTGCGTGGGCTGGCACAGGAGTAAAAGCTTTTCAATTTCAAAATGGTTCTTTAGCTGCTTCTAATACTTTTGGCACATTATTATCTTTCAATTCAATATATGACGGCAACTATAAATATTTGGTAAATGGTAGTGCTGGACAATATGAAATAGGTAGTAATGAACATAGATGGAAAGTAGCGCCATCAGGCACAGCAGGTAATGCCATATCCTTTACACAAGCTATGACGCTGGCCGCAAATGGCAATTTATTAATCGGCACTACAACAGACGCGGGGCAAAAATTACAAGTTAATGGAACAATATATTCTCAAAATACGAGTGGCGCATATACTTTATTTTTGCATGATACAACAAGCAGTTATTCGTGGGGTTTTATAGCAAGAGGCAACGCAAATTTATATTTAAGAGAACCTGGCGTTAATGATCAGTTTATTTTTTATGCTGGTGGTAATTTTGAGGCAACAAATGGATCAATAAAAACAGCTGCCCCAACGACAGGCACAGCCGCCGCTTGGAAACTCGGCAGCCGCGTAGCTGCAACAGTAGTAGTTAATACTACTGAATATATTGAGGTAGATATTGGCGGCACTCTTTACAAATTAGCAACAGTAACATAAAATAATAAAAATGGGATATTCAATTCAACCAGTACAAATCTGGACTAACGGACAAGCAAGCAGCGGCAATTTTATTGACGCAAGCATTGTAAACGACAATTTGAGTAATTACGCACAGTTTTACTGGGTTATTAGCAGCGTTACTACCGATAGCGAGGGTAACGAAACTAAGCAATCTTTGGCGCAAGGCAATACCAGTATATCAGGCGACGATTATACCGCGTGGGGGCAAGCTGGCGACGTTAATTTAGCCGCATATGAGTATATTTGTACGCAATTAAATTTAACCTTAATACCTTAAAAAAATGGACAAACTACAAGAACTAAAAGCACAGGCTTACGATCTTTTGGCTAATATCGAATGGCTACAGGGTAAGCTACGCGAAACTAACGTCGCAATCGCTGAAGAAACTAAAAAACAGCAAGAAAGTGGACAGTCAGGTAATAGCAATAATAGTAACTAGTATTTTTAGTGCGGGTGCTAGCTGGGCAGTACTTAACCAGCGCGTAAAAGCGCTAGAGGATAAGGCTAGTAAAAACGACGATCACGATCAGCGTTTAACTAGGCTGGAAACTAAGTTAGATATTTTGCTAGAGCATTTAATTAAAGACTAGTGAAAACGCAAACCGTAAGACTAATAGATCTATTTTTTATAGCGCCCTATTTACTAATAGCCGCTACAAAGCCTAGACTATCAAAAACGGATCGCGCTATCGTTATCGCTATTGCTGCTGGTACTTTTTACTATAACGCTATAAACTATTTAAAGTATGAAACTAAAAAAACCGCGTAACTGGAAAACTACGTTTTTCGGGTTTACAACTGTATTAACAGGGATCGCACTAATCATTAAAGGATCTATCGTAGAGGGCGTAGCCGCTATTACTACTGGACTAGGACTAGGAATGGCTAAAGATTTTGACAAAACAGGGATCTAATGAAAAACGCAATAGTAGTAACTGCTATAGTATTACTATTGCTAATTAGTAATAGAGTGAGTGCAGAAAAGATAATAGCGCAATTTGAGGGATTACGCCTAAAAGCCTATCAAGATACAGCTGGGGTATGGACTATTGGCTATGGTACTACAAAAAACCCTGATACTGGACAAAAAATTAAATCAGGCGACACTATTACAAAAGCAAAAGCGCTGGACTGGTTAAAAAAAGATACAGCGGCTTTTAGGGCTGGTGTACAAAAACTAGTAAAAGTACCAGTAAACGATAATCAACTGGCAGCGCTTACCAGTTTAGCCTACAATATCGGACTAACTGCGTTTAGTAGATCTACACTATTAAGATATTTAAATACTGGCGTTAGTAAAGATCAGGTAGCTGCACAGTTTTTGCGGTGGAATAGGGCTGGTGGACAGATAGTAAGAGGTTTAACAATACGCAGAAAGTTAGAAAGCGATTTATTTTTAACATAAATAGCTG